GGAAGACGCGATGCTTTGTCAAAGGCCTCCAAGAAACGGTTGAGTTGCAGCCTAATAATGGAGCAGGCTGGCTGTGGAGACGCGTCGTATTTTCCTGCATCGGCCTATTAGAAGAGTTCCCCACCAATAGTGCAGCTGCGCCCGATTCCCAACGTGGGTACGGTCGCGCCATTTGGAATATGAGGGATGGTAGCTCTGGTGCTACCCCCCTTTGGAACGAAGTCGCCAATTATCTTTACGAGGGTACTCGATTGCGTGATTGGATCAATCCTTTCACTGCGAAGTTGGATCGCAGTATTGTTACGGTACATTCGGACACGACACGTACCATTCAGAGTAACAACCCGAACGGTACCTACAAGATTTTCAAACGGTATTACCCCGTGAACAGGGGTATTGTCTATGCAGATGATGAGTCTGGAAGTGGGTCTAAGAATGATGCCCACTACGCCGCTGGTACGACCAAAGGGAACTCGGGCGATCTATTTGTTTTGGATCTTTTCAATGCTGTTACTGAAGGATCGGAGAATACTATGAATTTCGGAGTTCACGCCAGGTATTACTGGCATGAGGGCGCTGGAGAGTAAAGCCTCTCCCCTACATAAACTATAATACAATTTTTTTGCAACCAATCATGATCTGCGTCCTCGCCCATTGGGTCTGTGTTTGACAGCCAAATGCATGGTTTACCCCATGCGATGTGCTTCTTCTTCCTATACCTGTCGGTACAGTAGAACTCTGTCTGTTGACCCAACCAGCTCTTGTATGCTGGGAAGAATTTGAAACCTCCTTGGATGTCGTCGAATACTGCATACGAACAGTCTGGATCCTGTTCATACTCTTCCAAAGAGAATAATCCACCAAAGTAGGCATGGGTACCTAATGACCTCGCCCACATTGTCTTCCCAGTTCTTGAAGGACCCCACACAATTATGCTCATTCCACGCACCTCTGTCACTCAGAGGTTAGCACCTTTAGGGTTAGGGTTAGGGTTAGGTGGGTTAGGGTTAGGGTTAGGGTTAGGGTTAGGGTTAGGGTTACCCTTAGGGTTAGCGGGAGTACTTACCAGTCTGATTCCCGGATAGATGTCGCCCAACCCATTCCCGAAGCTCACCATATTGTGTAAGATCGAACGTGTATTGGCTATCGTGACGATAAGGTGATCGATCCACTCTAAACTTCCAATCTGCGTATGCAGAGAATGAAGTGAATGATTTGACGAGATGGCTGAAAAGATGCGTTGACGCAAGTTCAAAAAACTCCTCTCGAGTTGATGCATCTCTGAGTTGGTCCCATCCAGCATTCTGTCGTTCAGCATTAGAACCCTGGCTAGGTTCTGGTCTTCGTAGGCTCCCGCCACATATGTCGCCATCTTTCGTTGCGTAATCCCAACTGCCACTAGGACTTCGGATTGTAGAAATGATATTTGGATGGAAACCCTCAACATCGAATTTGCGCACGTCTCGAGTTCTGAACTTTCTGCGAAAATCGACGAAAGCGTGTAGATGCGTCCCACCATCGCCGTGCGCTTCTCTCCCGATGATACAATCTGCCGAGAGAGACGTGAATAGCTCCAGGACTGCTGATGGTCGGAGCTGTCCACATTGCGAGTAGGTGAATAATCCATAGCGGGCTTGGAATCGAAATGATGACATAAGCTTTTTCGGAAGGGTCTGGTCCAGAGTTTTTAATATTACCTCTGGACCTTGGACCCGGACCCAGGCCGGGTATAAATAGGTCCCTTCCCCCGCGGAGATGTTTTTTTTTGTTGAGGGGTATGTCGCATTTTACGTCATGGCTTACGCACACCGTCGTTTTCGGAGGCGCAGGTTCGCCCGCCGCCGCCCAACATTCGCCCGTCGCCGTGTCCCTCGTCGCTCTTATGGTCGTCGTCGTCGGTCATCCGGTCGTTCCGTTCGGTCCATTCGGAACATAGCGGCTCGCAAGTGTCGCGACAACATGCTTGGCGTTCCGATTTCCGCCGATTTCCAACAACAGAATCCTGGCCCCATCACCATGTTTGGCGATACTAGCCATGGATATTTGTTCTCTCCTACTGCTCGTCGCGTCGGTTCTCTTGACGGAACTCTACCTCGTGGCATTCACGCCAATTCCGCTGAGCGCTGGAAGACGCGATGCTTTGTCAAAGGCCTCCAAGAAACGGTTGAGTTGCAGCCTAATAATGGAGCAGGCTGGCTGTGGAGACGCGTCGTATTTTCCTGCATCGGCCTATTAGAAGAGTTCCC